TTACTTTTTTCTACCTTTTTTCATTTTCTTTTTTTTCTTCTTCTTTTTATGATACGGCATATTAATTCCTCTTTAATTGTATAGTGTTAATTCCACCACCGCTTGTGTGGTCTAAGCCCGACACTTCAACTTCCCATTCATCGCCTGTTGTATAAACACCTGTAGAAAATCTTACATATATCCCATGTCCAATAGATTGAAACGATCCGTCTATAACTTCTGAGATTGCTACTTGATCTATCTTTAAACCATTATCATTGCCGACAAAAGTATTATATGTGATAGTAGAAGTACTGCCAGCTGAAAATGTGCCACCACTTGCTATGATTACTTTGATTCTATCATATGATACTGTCGGGTGTCCAAAAGTATCTACAATAGTTCCTGTTGAAGAAGTGTTAATAGCAACTTCTTTAACTATCTTATCTCTGCCGTCCTCATCTTGATCTAACGAAATAACACCTCGTCTAATTAAATCTAGTAGCCCGTTATTGTCATTTGGGTTATATGCCAAATTCTGCAATTCTTCGCCTTTTTCTCTATCATATGCCATAATCGCAAGTGAAGCTGACAAAAGTGCAGTTGATCTTACTATAACCTCAGGAAAATCTCTACCCAAACTATCCCCCGTTCCTACACCTTTGTTCTTATATATTGGTTTATTAATATAAGATCTAACAAAGTCGGAACTTCTTGATATAAACTCGGTAAAGAGAGTTTTATTATCCCGTCCAGCTGCCACACTTTCGTCAAAGTTGGGATCATTTGTGCTTGTTGGCCTGTAATAAACAACATCAGCATCTTCATCAAAAAAGAATTTGCCGTCTGCATCAACACTAGCTATGTCGCTGACACTTGTTAATTCAATGTCATTTGAATAAAGCATAGAAAGTTTGCCAACACTACCTGCTTTGTAAATAGTAGTTGCACCACTTCCGCTGTGGCTTACCCAGTTTGATATTACTCTTTTCCTGTCATAGTCAAATACAAATGGGGCTACCAATTGTATATCTTCTATTGTGCAATAATTTTCAAGATATGTACTCATTTGATTCTCCAATTAAATCTTTTATATTAATCATCTCGGGAACTTCTAATTCATCTATTATTTTATGTAGTTCGGTAGAATACTTTACTATTTCATCATTAGTCAAATTAAAATCTCTAAGCTTTTTGCTTACCTCTTTTAATCTAATTATTGATTCTGCTAAGCCCATTGTTCCCCCTTTATTATTTCATTGTTCCATGTCGTCATTCCGTCATGTATATCAAGAGTGATTAAATTAAACCACCCGTCATCAAAAAAATCAACTACTCCAACATTGTGAGTCCAATTAACTTTTCTGCCTTTTAAAAAATCTTTCTTGATCTTACACAGACACCCCATACTTTGTGCTACATGAACACCTGAAATATGTTGAACAACACTTCTTTGACAATCGTGCGTATGTCCGTAAATAATATTACAGCCAAGATTTTGCACTGTCGTTCTGCTGTGATTTATGCTATTGTAATGCCCACCATGATAAGCATACAGCTTAGTTCCTTCAACTTTAAATATTTCTCCGTATGGATACCATTTATAGCCTCTTTCTTTAATCTTAAATAGGTTTTCAGGTTTGTATTGTTCTAAATACGGGTTTTCCTCTACAAAAGCATTATACCAATTGTCATGATTACCCATTGCCAAGTATCTTTTTTTACAGCCTACTTGATCTAATACATAGTCAATACGATCCATATGCATATTCACTTCATCAGCTTCTTTATCAATTAATGGAAGTTGATACTCCAATGGCGGTCGCTTTCTTCTACTCCACCTCCAATGAGATACCATTTCGCCCTCAGCAAAATCTCCCAAGTTTATAAAGACATTTGGCTTCACTGTTTCAATAACCTTTAATGCACAACTGAAAGCCCCCTCGTCATGCAATGGGAAGTGCATATCACCGAATATTACCCCCCTGCTTTTTATTTTTTTCATACTCCAATAGCCCTTTTGTACCAGCCGTAATAGAATTTCTCTTGGCTTGGTCTTATGCCAACTAATCTAGCATAAAACAACACCCTATATGCTTGTAATCGCTTTTTTGATACTCTGACGGCATTTTTAATAGTTATGCTACCAATTACCCCGTCTTCTTCTATTTTGGCTGTTTTTTTGCTGTTTATGGCTTCTTGCAAGATTTTTACTGCTTGCCCTTGCCCCATGTTTACACACATATCAAAATAAGTGCTTCTTATTTCTTTTGGTAAACTTTCTGCTTTACTAGGTATCCAATAGTCATTGTAATAGATATTAATAGCATCGTCCATTGTGAGATGCTTAATATCAACTTCAGGATACCATTTTTTACTAATTCCATATTTAGTTTCTCCACCTCTGTCATCAGGATCGTTTACATATCCACCTTCATGTTCAATGACTTCTTTTACAATTTTTTCAAACATCACTTTCTGTTCATGCGGTCGAACGACTTCATGCCCCCAAGACCTAACATACCCAAAAGAATTGTTGTCATTGTGCTCATATCGAACTCTGGTAAAATCACTACTAAACCAAAAGCCGATAATATGAAAAGCAAAAATGGCTGTATGATATAGTGATAGCCGAATGCTACACTTATCGTCCAGCCCAAAAAAGCTCTCCACCTACTCAAAAGCCCTGACTGTCCTGCTTCAACTTTATTGACTTCAAGTTGAGCTTTATTTATCTCTTGTATTAGTGTTGCTTTTTCTGCTTTATCTAATGTAAAGTCGTCAATTCTGTCAGCAACTTTGTCAATAATACCTGCAACTACATTTAATTTAGGCATCTTTTTCTTCCTTTTTTTCTTCAAATGATTCAGTAAGCATTTTTGCAAATGCACCCTCTGCTACATTTTCACGATCTATTTGGAATAACAACTGATTTTTATTCCTGCGACAAGTTTCTACATGCTCAACTAATATTTGTTGTTCTTTTGATAGTTCATCAAAGTTATAGTCTTTGTCATTTATGTTCACTGTTTTTTCACTCATTTCAAACCCCTTATGTTGTTTACATTGAAATTTTACCTGCCTGGACCTCCGCCCCCACCTAAGTCAGCATGTTGCCCACCGAAAGTATGGCTCATGTGATACGGGGCTGATCCAATATTATTTAAAATAGTGGCATCTGGATTATCTAATGAAGTACTTTGTAATGGATTGTTAGTTCCACCGACTCTGTTAAAAGTGTCTGCTGGTCCACTATCATCGTTGCTTGGAAAAGTGTTT